TTCACCGCCTCGGAGAATTTCCCCCTGTCCAGAACACCCTTGTCGTCCACAAACTTCTGATACAACACCTGACGGCGGACCTTCTCATACAGGCGCTCAGGGATAGCCGAACGCGAAAGAGCATCCGTGAAAATGCTCTCCGCTTGAAGGGCCAGCTTCTCCTCCTTCGTGATCGTGAGATCCTTCGACATCTCGGCGTTCTCAGCCTGCAAAGATTCGACAACCTTGGTCAGCTGGTTCACGCTCCCCACCACCTCGGCAATCTGCCCCGACAGCTTGTCCAGCTCGGGCTTCGCCGCGTCTGCACCCAGGGCGAGCGCCTGAGCGTAGACCTCCGGATGCTTCTCCTTCAATTCTTTCAGATCCATTGCTTCTTTCACCTCCTCTCTAGTGTCATTTAGTTCCGAAGCCTTCAACACATCTTCGGTATATTCAACCTCCTCCTCCTCATTGTGGGAGAAAGCGGAAGCTGCGGTCTTGCTATCCCAACCGAAAACACACACCGACATCTCTTTGTACTCCGCTTTTCGCCAAATGGCTCCGGGGCCCTTAAACTGATACCCGTTAACCATAGCAAAAGCGTTCTCCTCAACACGCTCAATCGAGGTGGGCTTCGCGTATATAGATGATTGATAGGGGAATCCTAACTTAGACAAACGCTGAAATTCTACGCTGGCGGGAGTATCGGTGAACTTGGCATCATCAGGAGCACAAAGTTTCCCATCTTTTATAACCGGTTTTGATCCGAAAGCGATTTTCTTGTCACCATCATGGTCTTCCAATATGGGATACATCTTCTGGCTGAACTGGAGACCATTAAGATCAATAGCTAATCGTCCCCAATACCAATGACCTTCGATAATCCCACCTGAGTATCCCACCATAGACAACTGTGGTAGTACCTTAGACTGCCCATCTTCTGACAGCTTTTCCACTTCCTCTACTACTGCATGACACCCCTGCTCAACAAATCTGAAGGCGCCCTTCGGAAGTTTCTTTGTAGCCATCGTGTCCTTCCTCCTGTTTTCTTGCACGATTAAGAGCCTAACACGGAACCTCGATTTAGTCAATCCTTCTTGCTGCAGGCACCTAAGTCCGGATAATGTCGGCAAACACACGCTTTGATCCCAGACGGGTTTGGTGCATTACGCGCATAAGCAATAGCAGCTATAGCACGGGCACGGGTATTCACTGGATACGTCCCACGTGGCGCTCCTCCAGACGGGCCACAAAAAGGACCTTTTTTATACTTCCCGGCGTTGCTTCCACCTGGCTTTTCTTTCGCTGCCGCTGCGAGCGCTTCACGTTCATCAGGCGTAACGCAGAAGAAGTCATCATGGCGCTCGAGGTCATCAACGGTCCAAGAAGAGGTAAGGTCCACCAAGCTGAACTTGCTATTAGCAATCCGGATGGCCGAGGCTTCACAATCCTTGCCCCCTTTCTTCTGACAATCGGCAAGGACACCGTTAGCAATAGAAACCCACTTCTCCTTCTGTGCCGAAGTGAGCCCCTTCTTAAATCCGTCAACATCTTTAACAGTCCAAGGCATGAAACCTCCTTTACTTACTACCTGCCGATGGTGCTGGCTTCTTAACAAGAGCAGGTTTCAACTTCGGTTTCTGCTGCTTGCTAGGTGCTGGGGTAGATTTTCCTGGCTCCCCTTCTGCTGTTTCTTGGATGGTCTCTGCATCAACGCCCGCTGCGTACAGTAGTTCCGGATACTGTTCATCCTCTGTCGCCTTCTCCAATCGCAAGCGAGCATACCCACCGAATCCAAGTCTGCGAGCAACTTCCGCTTTCGGTACCCCTATAGTCTCCGAGAGAGGTCCGTGTTTGACGCCCAAGAATGCCCTTGCTTTGGTCTCATACTCAATAGAATCACTGACAGGGTACGTTATATCAATTAATTCTTCAGGCGCCCTACGAACCTTTTCAACAATAGGCTCCTGTTCCTCATCAAACCCCACTGCCTCTTTCTGTAAGAAGAATGAGGGAAAAGAACCCACTTTAGATTTCAGGAAGAATATCGCACTCCAAAAGTCATATTTCAACCACCTATCGAAGTACGCTATCTCATCGCTGGTACGATCTGACATGGGGCCGCGTGACGCTTTCACAGAGGCGAAGGGTGCTTTGCTCGACCCAGTTAGGACGTCTTCAGGCTGATTCAGCCCCGTAATGACCATCGATAAAATGTCTGTGTCTTGATCCTTAATAGAAGACAGTTGAGGAGACACAGGTTCGACTGTCATACCGGGTGGGAGAATCAAACGACTACCCGGCGTTATCTTCGCACCTATCGCAGTCTGCCTCTTCTCATCCTCTGTCAATGCCATCCAAAGTCTGAACGCCTTTATATCATCAAACTTAAACACCCAAGCATAAGCTCCACTAGACTTCTTGTGATCGATCTCATATTTCTTAAGGTTCTCATAGTGGTTCAACCACTCTATCGTTGTCCGAAGATAGCTCACCGCTCTCCTCGTCATAAACCCTTTTTCATAGTGGACGACAAATCTGAAATATCCACCTATTTCACCGTAAACCTTTTTCCTGCTCGCACTGTTCTTTGCCTTAGATATGTTGATGTAGCTGGGCAATGCGGTGCTCAAAAGAGAAGGGTACCTGGCGATGTTGATAGAAGGGATCAACTCCTCTTGCGCCATAGTACCATCATAGTTTATAGGTGTTACACAATAGAACAAAGGAAACAGCGTTTTCTTCGGGTGCCAGACAATTCCCGATCCATCCTTGCTGTACGCACCATTGATAGCCGAAGGGTCTACGAAGTCAACTTCACAGAACCCATCAGGGTGAACCGAGATTAACAAAAATAGCTCTCCCTCAATCAAAGTTCGCCCAACAAACTTAGGCCAGAAATGGTACAAACGATTTCGTGGGTCCCTTTCTGTCTTGTCAATTTCTTTCTGTATCTGCCAAAGTCCCGAGCTAGTCCGAAAACCTAGTCCCGTTATTCGCCCAACCATATCACGGACGCTAGTATTCACCTGGGGATTTCGATGGAAACGTCGGAAGCATTCATCCTGCAACTGCTTCCTGCCCAGTGCGGTATCATCTTTTGAATACCCCACCGTGAATCCATCTTCGTCTACCTTAGCACTGGATTCTCCTGATCCCGCGTCAAAGTACTGCCAAGGCATGACAAACTGAACCTTTTGCAGTACCTCATCGGGAATATCTTCAAGCATCTGAGCGATACGAGCGGGGTTAGGCTGCATGGCTACCACTCGGTCCTTTCTTCTCCGTATACTTCGTTAGCATCATTAGAGATAAGAATAAGGGAAGTGAAGGAGTTTGTCAATCACTGGAATCCGTTACCTGTAATTGCCTAACAATCCTTCGCCTTTCTGCACAACTCCCCAAAATCTTGCCCCCGATCTCACCCTGAATTGATCTACCCCTATCAATCTACCCCCATACAAATTCCACCCCAATGAAAACATGAAATCGTCCTGCTCTCCATACTTTTCCCATTTTGAGGGACTACCAAACCAACGCTTCTCTGCATCGTGCTGGAATGCCTTCATCTCCTCATCCCGAATGTCTTCCAGCTTGGTTCCCGATACGGCTAACTCAGGACACTTCAAACGACCATCCTTCACCGCAGCTAAAACTTCTTTAAACGCCTCCCTCTGCTTGTCATAGGTGGGGAATACCTGCTCAAACTCTATATCACGCTCCTCACACCAAGCGGGTAAATCCCATGTTCCATAACGCTCACTACACAGCTTCGTCATCCCATCATACTCTTTATGCGCGTCATCAAATACTTCCTTAGCTACGATGGACGAATGGTCAGGGATCATAGTAACAGACAAAATAACATAGATGTATTTGGGCGCAATAAGTGGATCACCTCTAAACACATCAGGATTAGAACGACTGCCCACCAAACCCTTAGCTGTTATGACAAGAATGGTGCGGGCTAAACCTTTTACTGCATAAGGATCACCAAAGTCCTGAGATCCTATAACTGCCCAATCCGTATCGAACACATCCGACAACCTGTTCAAGTCTTCTATAGTCGCTGCCTTTGACTCCCCATATTTTCCTTTCAGTGTGTACACATTGCTGACAGGGGAGAAGCGGCGATAGATACGTTCTATTTTAGTAGCGGTAGACTCAAATCCATCCTTCATGCCCTGAGCCTGAATTTGCTCCACAGCAATAAGTGCTTTGTTCTTTTCCTCAAGAAGCTCCAACATCCTTCCCTGATTCATCAACATCCCATCTACTCCTAAATACTTTGTCGCCTCAATCATTTCATCCGAGAATACCTGTGTTGTGCCCGCAGACCACAGATTGAGAAAGTACCTTTCAAAGTCCCCAAAGACAAACTTGTAACGGTAGTCATCGAGCTGGGACTTATCCATATTGGGGTTCCAGTATTCATCAGGCACCCCTGTCTGCGAGTATCTGTAGGAGAAGAAAACGGATTTCGTCTTCCCCATCCTAGCATTCTGAAACAGTTGGTATAATATATGGAGCTTATCGGATACAGTAGAATCTATAACACCAAATGCGTTAGGTATATTACGAATCGACCCGTCAAGCTGCGTGAAGAACTTAGGCTTCTTCATATCGAAGATTTCGGAGAATGAGTAGCCCGTAATGTTTGACACAATACCTGTAAAGCTGCTTATGCTCCTGATTATCGATTTAATATTCTTCTTGGCATCGGTCAGTCGAATCTCTTTCTCCTGGATGTTCCTATCTCCCACAGCAGCTAGCAACTCAGGAGAATTAAGGATAATATCCCTCATAATATCGAAATGGACAAACTTGACCTGATCCTTGCTGTTTGCTCCTAGCATGATCTGTTGGCGGGGCCAGTTAAAGAACTTCCACAGAAGAATGATACAGGCAAGTAGAGATTTACCCTCACCACGCATCCAGCACAACACGATCAATCTATATATAAACCTTCCCCCTTCCATCCTGAGAGCTTCCCTCAAAATCTCTTTTTGCGCTTCCCACATTGACTTGTAGGACTTACCTGTTTTGGGATTGGGCTCATCAGGAAGATCACCCACACGCACCCATCGCGCAATATCTAAGCCCTCAGGATAGATGGGGATGTAAACCTTGTCTTCTGTCCACGCAATGCACCCTTCAGCCCCCTGACGGTAGAAAGCAGGTGTACGTGGAACGGTGGTTTTAGGCACTTCAGGTGGAGGGTAGAAAAGGTTTCTTCTCAGTTTGATTGCCATAAAGCCCCTAAGCGAAAATCTTCCAGTTGGATTGCTCTACAGTTCCCACCATGTTTGGCGTCTGAGGATAGCTAGAAGTAGGGAGAACGGTGCGGATCGCTTTGAACCAATCAGCGTAGGTGTCTTTCCCCACCTTCAACTTTCGCAGCTCCTGCAGGGCGTGGAACGTAAACGCTCCATTCGGACGTCCACCGAAGTAACAGTCCAAGCTATACTCGGTGTCTTGGCACCCCGACATCAGCAACGCGGGCGCTCGGGTCTGCAAGAGCTTGGTCTGAAGGGTTTGTCTAAAGTTTCTCCGTACCAAACCAATGCCCGCAAGCGCTTCGGGTGACAGAAAGTGTGAGGGTGAGAGGAAGCGTATCTTGCGTTCGACCATCTGGGGTTGGCCTAGATTGGGAAGAAAACGTGAGACGGTCCCACTGTGGCAGCTATCAGAGATAAAAAGCAGATGAACTCCGGATTCCTTGACTTTGAACAAACTGTTGAGGTCGTCATCCAAGAGCATCCCATTGTGGAAGTCGTAGGGAACCAAGCATTCGTCCACGCCGTCGGGCTCATCCCCATCGAGATCAGGAACGAAGGATCCATGGCCGCTGTACTGTATCACCACAACATCGTCATCTACTGCTCCCGAGACAAGAAATCCAATCTCCTCTTTCATCGTCCTCAACGTGCATTCCGAATCCAATACGGTACGAACGTCGAATTTATGAGTTTGCAGCACCCGGCTCCAGTCTTTGACATCGTTCACGCAACCAGAAAGGTCAGCGTCGGTTCCGGGGTAATTATTGATCCCAAAGCAAACGGCTCGCTTACGCATGGCCCACCTCCTCTGTCCTCAATTTGAGTTTAGGTTTCCCATCAGCCCTCAAAGAGGGATTTACATATTTACGGTTAATCGCCCCTCCCCCTCCTTCAAGCTCCTCCTCCATTATCTCGTAATAGGTCTTGCGGACTTGCTCCGTTCCCACCATAGGCAACGCTCCCAATTTCAGCTTCCCATCCACAAATGCATCCTTGTTCTGCTTCTGGAACAAACTCAAGACTTCAGGCAGGATGAAATCGGCTTCGTGCAGCCCAATACTGCGCCAGAGCATCTCGGTCAGCTTTATGGTCTCCCTAATCTCTTTATATACAGGATGCACTTCCATCTTACCCGAGGCAGCGGTCACCATAACATTCGCCACCCCCATCTCCACAATCTTCAACCGCGCTAGGGTCCGATACAAAGGCAACATCTGCATCCCGAACCGGTACATCTGAGCAGTGGTCATCTTGTGGGACATCTCGCCCAGCACCACGCTCTGCACCGCTTTCATATAATGAGTTATCACGGAGCAATTGGATGGGTATTGATTCTTGACATCGAAGGGGCAAACGGAGTAAGCTGGACAGGCTTCGTGGCTGCATGGAACGTCGGCATCCCAACTGAAATATGCTACCTCTTGGGACTCGCCCGTTATAGGATTCTTCTTCTGGATGAGACCCTTGTGTGGCTTCATCGTGCCCGCGCGAAATACGGTCTCTTTGGGCACACCCTGGTATGGCCTGTCAGCACCTACTCGCTTTTCCCAGTGACGCTTCTCTTCCTTATTCATACGGTTCAGTTCCTCCCACGGCCTTCCTCAGGCGTTCCTTTTCAAGTGCTTCTCTTTGCTTGTGTTCAGACTATAACACTCTGGGGAGTAGGAGTCAAACGGGCTGTATGCCGTGTTGAGGAGAATTAGGAGAGCGCCAGACGGGTGAATGGCGGCTAGTGATCTGGTTACGATTCCGTTTACGATGTAGTGCGGCGAAACGCCAACTGGTAGGGCCTGGCCGTTTTGAGATTTTTTTCTGGCGCTGAAGGTTACTGGAGATAGGGTGGCGTGTAACCTGGTGGATAGCGAGTCGGTAGATGTAGGATACCACCAGGATAGAGAGATAGTGTCCACCTGGTCGGCTCACATGATGTCCCAATTTTTAGAAAAAAAATCCGACGGGGCCCCGCCCGCAGTGCAGAGCGCGCATTTTCTGCGATATATCGAGGGGGCTGCGTCTGATAAGATACAATACGTAAACTTCATTCGTTGCCTCAATATCTTCAATGATTTCAATTTGTTACCTCATCGCTGCACAAATCGTCCTTCAGTCAGCCCTTGACGCCCGCTCATTTAATGAATAACCCTCTATTTACTGAACTACATTCATATATTGATAGGCTATACAATGAATGAAGCCTCTTCATTAATATATTCCGCCTTCAGTATGTAGTCCCCCTCCTCATTCTCTAATCACCCTTCAATAACTACGCACACACTCAGCCACTGAATCGTAATCAGCTCCTACAATGCTATTCATACTCTGATAGGAATATATATTCTGAATACGCAACTACTCACTAAAGCCTATTCATTTATTGAACGTCCTTACACTCTCTGAATTGTGTTTAATTATTGATCGGTTTTTATTTATTGAACAATGATTGAATTTATGAATCCCATTCATTAATTGTTGCTTTATTCATTTGCTGAATGGAGTTTATTAAATGTTGCAGGATTTATTTTTTGAACCCACCTTAATTTTATTAATACCGTTCATTTTTTAGATCGTCCTTCAGTCTTTGAACCCTATTTTAGTCGCTGAATTGCATTCATAAAGTACATAGGGAATCATTGTTTAGTGTAAAATTCATTTTTGCATAGTGTAAAAAAAGCTGACAGTATCGCTGTTTCGCTGAATTTCATTCATAAAATGAAGAACATTTGGCGCTGTAAGTAATTAAATTTACTATCGGAAGTTTTTTCAAAAAAAATGCACAATCTTTCAAAATTTGCACGTTAATTGCTTTACTATACAGTATCTCGCGCATGAGCGAGACAACTCAAAAGAGAAAGTGAGAGAGAGATGAAAAAAGCGCAAGTGTCTAACAGAGTCAAGAAGACGTACGAAAGTGTAGACGCGTTCAGACAACATCTTGAGAGCGTTTCGCGCAAGCGCTCTCGCTTGACGTTAGAAGTTGATCGACTGCTTGCAAGCAACAGCTACACTCTGTCAGAGATCATGAACAAGATCGAGAGCATGAAAAAGACAATCTTTAAAGATTCGAATGACTTCTCAAATTTGCAGATTCTGAAAAAACACATCAAATATCGCGCAGCGCACAACTGCTTCAGATTCAAGCTCGATCACTTGCAACACGTTCTGCTAATGAGTATCGAAGACAACGCACAAGAAATTGACTTCTAAGCAGTAGAACTGCACAATCTGCACAAATTGCACAGTCAAGCGAGATTGTGCAATTTGTGCGATTTTTTGCTTTTTACTGAATAAAATTCATTTTCTAAATCTCCCTCACTTTCTGAATCTGATTTATTTTCTGAATGCCCCTCATTTTCTGAATTTCATTTAGATATTAAATACCTATCATTTTTTGAATCCCAATCATCCTATAACTGACATTCGCTGCCCTAGGACCAGTCATTCCGGCATCTGCGGGTATCCAGGCGGGGTAAAACTTTTACCAAGGAAATCGATTAGGCTTTTGGGCTGCCTAATTTTCCTTACATCGATCTGACTCCGTAGAGTGTAGATAGCTAGGCTTTAGGAATATGTCATGGAATTCTCAATTTAATGGACGGATTTCATAGTTTTATGTGGTAATTTACACAGTTTTAGCCTAGGCGATAGTAGGGTGTCAGGTTTTTTATCACCCCTTTTAAAACGCAATAATTTCAATGTTTTGCCAAAGCATTGGTACTGTCAGAATCTTTACACACTGTAAAAAAAGCTGACACGTTCCTATGACTGTTTATTGCGATTCTACGGAAATACCATTCTAACTATCTGATTTTATTAGTAATAAATATTTTTTTAAAATCTGCAGGTTTTGCACGTTAATTGCTTTACTATACAGTAGTAGTAAAGACAATTTAAGTTTCGTCCGATCTTTGACATAGTTTACAGATATAGCCGAGTCTCTCTCGCTTCGTAAGCATAGAGACACTCGATTCTGTAGACACGCAGCCTAAGTGTAGTTTAACTCATAAAGACTTGACTATCCAGGGACATAAGCTGATCCGCTCTTTCACTTCTCATTCGATGCTGCTTAAAAATTAGTACAGATCGGATGAAAAGTGACGCCCGACCGACGAGCAATTGAAATTAAGCGATGAAATCTTTCGGGTGGATAGAGAGAGCGCAGTAAGCAGCGTCCGACTTCTCTCTGTCAAGAATTTACGAGAAAAAATAACGAGAAAGGCTGAGAAAGAGCAAAGCGAGGCTCTTGAAAAACGCTGAGAAATTCTCAGCTAGGATCGCTTTTTGATCTGATCTCGCTACGGGTGCATATTCGCAGCCAATAAGTCGAATGATTGCACTCGGCTCTCTCTTTTCTCTTTTCTGTCGGAAGGCGCTGAGTTGTGAGCAGCGCTTGGTTGGGCGGGAAGAAATTCTCGCCCAACCACACGATGTTCACAAAACAGACGAAAGGAGATAGAGATGAAAAGGCACTTGAATCCAACCACAGAGATTATCTGGGATGATACAAAAGAAAAAATGAACATGGCAGCAGGACGTCTTTCTTGGCTGTCGTACAATACGTCTTCAGAAGTGACTGTGGATTGGACATTTTATCGATGGTATGAAATCGAGTGTCGCGTGGAAGGTTTGAACTGCACACAACTCGGAGACTGAAAATGCAAGTTATCGTCAGAAAGCGCAACGGATCACGTTTTATCCTAAACGTGAGCGAGGCAGAGCAGCGACCTTTCTCTATTGAGTATCACGATATGTATCACACAAAGGAAGGAATTGACTTCGCCCTTGCTGCGAGACAAGCTGTAAAACTTCGTCCTACACGCAGCAACGGAATTCCTGTTGCAGAGTTCGACAATCGCTAGGAGCAAAATATGAGCCATAAGCGCAAACAAATTTGTTTGTGGCTCATGTTGAGTTCCTAACACAAACAGAAAGGAGAGCGGCTATGTTTAAACTACAGCTGGGAGAGAAAATGTCCGAAGCGCAATACAAGCAATGGTGTGAGGAATGCTTGCACGCCGAGCTTGAGAAGAGGATGATCGGATTTCCCACCCTCGATAGAATCAACGAAATTATCGCGGAAGTCAGCAAAGCGACCAACGCGAAAATCATCGAGGTTTCTCAGTGGTATTGGGAAAATAACGATCTCCTCTATGTCGCCTTCATCGAAGCATACCTCAACGATGTAGAAGAATGCCACAGTAAGGCTTATTTGCGAATCGAACTTCTGCCTATTCCAAGTTTTTCTGTTATCTTCACAAAAGGAGAATGGGAAGATGTACTATCCGATCCAGTTTAATCCCATAGTGACATGGCTGATAATTCTGCCGGCGATTGCCTTGATCGCTGTGGGAATTATCAAGTTCCTGCGTATCATCAACCGAGCAAAGTAGCAGCCACAAGCACAAGAAAAGTTTGTGGCTGCTACTGAGTTCCTAACTCAAACAGAAGGAGGAGAGAGATATGGAATGCAAAGGATTTATGTTTAGGCTAACGATGCAAGCCTTGGCTGAAGAAATTTCACTTAACCCCAGGGGATTCTGCTTTTGGGAAGAAATTGAAATCTCCTTGGAAGCTATGAAAACAGCCATAGCAACTAGGACAGGGGAAACTGATATAACCTCAGATCAAATGATTCTGACGTTAGGGCAAGTTAGAGAAATACTCATCCAGCTGAAAGACGAAGAGGGAAGAGAATAGGAGCAAAATAGCATCCACGAGCGTGAGTAGTTCGTGGATGCGGTTGAGTTCCTAACTCAAACAGAAGGAGGAGAGAGATATGGAAAAAGTTTACAATTTCGTATGGAACGTGGTGATGTTCGGCGCTGTGATTCT